GAACGATGAAGATCATTTATTAATCCTGGACCAAGATATTTTAGGAATCGTCAATGGCTAAAAAGACCTTAGAAGAACAGATTGAAGGATTTCTGGAGATTTGGACAATGGATCACCAGGTTAAATTCATACAAGACCTAATACCTTTACTTGAGATGTTTAATGTTGAGGAAGGATATGATTGGGTTGAAGAGGAAGTCGGAAAAGAAAATGTGGTCAATGTCAGGTTGATCAAAGTGGTTATGGTAATGTCTAAGATAATCGATAGTTACTCTGGGACCTTTGCTAGGGCCAAGATCGAGTATAAGGACTTACATCGGAGAATAGGAGCTATAGGGTTATGAGCAGATCTTATAGAGAACCTTACGGATATTCCCAGGATATTAAGCAAAAGGACTGGAAACGGTCTTGTAATCGGGCTTTAAGATCTATGGAAGATGTACCAAATGGAAGGGCTTATCGGAAGATGGGCGGAGATATTTGGGATAGTCCTAATGATGGTTATAAAGAGTTGGTTAGAGATAAATCGGCTCGGAGAAAATAAAATGTCAGATGAAGATTGGAAAAGACAGGAAAGTTCGGAATTAAAGGACTTACTTGGCCGGGAAATTAAGGTTGGGCACAAGGTTATTAGGAGTATGCGCGGTTGGGAAGGCCATCTCGAGGTGTTGGAAGTAACAGAGGTTAGAGATGGGAAACTGTACCTAGATAATAGTAAGAATCCAATACATTATCCAGGAAGGTTAGTTATAAAGCCAATAGATTGATTTAAGGACAGGTAGCTCAGTTGGTAGAGCCGGGATGAGACGCGATCATTGGGGATGCTTGGTGATCTGGTGCGTTTTTCATGCAGCGCGGGGGTTCAAGTCCCTCTCTGTTCACGATTTGAAAGATCAATTACCGTGCCTTTCGAGGTTACTGATTCGGGGCTTATCATTGTTAGGCCCTTTTAGTCTGGTTAGGTTAGTGGCAGACCATCTGTGAAATAAGCAGAGAGAGAAGGTTCGATTCCTTCACCAGGCATTACGTTTAATAAAGATACCTCCTTAGCTAGAAGATCTTTTTAACGTTTAGGGCCTTTTAGTCTGAAGGCCCTATTTTGCCTTGTTAGCTCATAGGGTAGAGCTCCTGGCTGTTAACCAGGTTGTGGAAGGTTCGAGTCCTTCACAAGGCTTTCTATTACGGTAATACCAAGTCCTGCGTTGGGACTAACTGATTCGGCCGAAAGGCTTTACTTATAGATAACGTCTTAGGCTGGGATTGGGAAATTAATCAGCCGAAAGGCTTTCTATGGAACTATAACCAGAAATGGGCCTGTTGAACTCGTGGAGCACAGGCGTAAAAAAGCTCCTAGACATAGAGGATTAGGGAAGTAGACAAACCCGGGAGATTGCAAACCTCTCGCTTCGGCTTCGTTGGTGCAAATCCATCATCCTCTTAGGCTTACACCCTATCCCGGCTAGTAGAATGGTGATAACGTTTATTCGATTAAAAGATGAGGGTTCGAGTCCCTTACCGGGGTTTTTATGGGTTATTGGTGTAATGGAAGCATAGGTCTCTGTCTAAGACCAGGCGTAGGTTCGATTCCTACATAGCTCGAACAAAGGATTATATATGCCCTGTATGTGTTGGTTTGAACCTTCTGAAGAGTCTAAAAAATTAATTAAGGCTCATTGTCAGGGGATTGTCGATGAGTTAAAAAGGTTGGAAAAGAAAGGCGATCCATTAGGTCTTCAGATGTATGATATTAAAGAACTGTTAGACCATTTATATAACCCAGAGTCATGTACGGAAAAGGATTAATCATGGTAGTATATAAGGAAAGTTCGATAAACGAGGAAATTGCATCCGTCCTGGCCTTGTAAACCCAGTAGACCATGAATCCTGGATGAAAAAGGCCAATGTAGAGCTTAGGGGTGGAGACCTTGATGAATCCCAATGGCCTATAAACGCATAGAATCAGTCTTAGAAGCTCACAACAAAACTATTAAGGTCTTACACAGGTTAACACCGATTGGAGCCTGCATGGCATCTAAAAACGAATTTGACCCATATAAGGATTAGCATGGACCGAGATGATTTTTTATGTATTATATGGATCGTGTTTATAATCTCTGTTGTCATAATTTTGTGTTACGTTAGAGATAGTTATGAGTACGAATTAGCTAAGAAACATTTCCCTGGAATGACCAAGTTGGAATATCTATACCTTAAACCTAAAATAATTGCAGTTCCGGAGGGAAAATAACATGAATATCATAAAAGAGTTAGAAAAAATTTACAATGAAGAAGAGGCTTTATTTATAAAGAACTACGTCGATTTAGGCTGTTGTCAATATAACGACATTGGTAAATTGGTCGCTAAAACCAGGTTAGACACATTACAATATTTGATAAGAAAATTTTTAATCCAGGAAGAAGAATGGATTAGCTGTAAGGATAAATTACCTCCTAAAAGGACTTTGGTTATGGTAAAGGACTGTGAAAACGACAGCTATCCTAGATTCCGGAAAAGATCATATTTCGGTCTTAGATGGCTTAACAGTAATGGAGCTTATACGGACGAGATAAAGCCTTCTAATCTATGGAGGGTGATATGAAACTAGAACTATATATAAAACCATGTCCTTGGTGCAGGGAAACTCCTAAAGTAAGTCTTCCTTACTCTAACGAGACTTGGCAATGGAAGATCAAATGCTTGAATGGTCTTTGTTTAATGCAGCCTGAAAGTCCATATGTCAATATCCGAAAGACCCAAAAAACAGACCTTAATCATATCTGTTTTAAGGTCGAGAAACTGGTCAATAAATGGAACACAAACAACCCTTTCCCAGTCAAAGACAAAAAAATTATAGACCTTGCTCCGCTCAATTTACCTCCTTTCATGTACGTCTAGTAGCCAATCCTTACTGTACAGTCCTTGAGCTAAAACACTTTACTCAAGAGGCTTATGACTACCTTAACAATTCCTTACGGATACACGCCTAGACCTTATCAACTGAAAGTCCTTAAAGCATTAGACGAAGGTTGTAGAAACGCTTGTTGGCTTGTTCATCGACGTGGCGGAAAAGATACGACTATGTGGAACTACATGATCAAGCGTGCCTATATGGAGCCTGGTACTTACTACTACTTCTTGCCGACATTCTCTCAGGCCAAAAGGGTTATCTGGGATGGTATGACTAATGACGGTAAAAGAATGCTGGACTACATTCCTAAGGAGATTATTGACGGCAATCCGAACAACACGGAGATGAAGGTCTGGATTAAGGGGGCTAAAGGTCTTTCTTTGATCCAGTTGATTGGCGCCGATAGTTACGATGCTATTATGGGAACGAATCCAAGGGGTGTTGTCTTTAGCGAATGGTCTTTGATGGATCCAATGGCCTATGAGTTTGTAAAGCCTATTCTTGCGGCTAATGGCGGTTGGTGTGCGTTTATCTACACTCCTCGCGGTAAGAACCATGGCTGGGAGTTGGCGGAGATTGCAAGACGTTATCCGGAAGACTGGTTTTTTGAAGTTCTGACGGTCAAGGAAACCAATGTCCTTACTTCGGAACAAGTAGAGACCGAAAGAAGGAAAGGAATGCCGGAAGACATGATCCAGCAGGAGTTCTATTGCAATTTCAACCGAGGTCAAGAAGGATCTTACTATGGCAAAGAAATCGAAAAGCTCCGTAAGAAAGGCCAAATAGGTTCAGTTCCGTTTGACCCAGCAGTCCCTGTTAGGACTTACTGGGACTTAGGAATTGGGGATAGTACGGCTATATTCTTTGCACAGTTCATCAATAAGGAGATCCATTTGATCCATTACTACGAAAATTCCGGTGAAGGGCTAGCTCACTATGCACGGGTGCTGGATGATTTTCGGAGAGAAACTGGATGCTTATACGATCTCCACGTTGCTCCACATGACATTCAAGCAAGGGAGTTGACGACAGGGAAGACAAGACTTGAAACAGCTCGGCGCTTAGGCCTGAACTTCCGTGTTGCGCCAAAACTGAGCTTAGAATCTGGCATAGAAGCTGTACGTATGATCCTCTCAAGGTGCTGGTTTGATGAAAGTCGATGCGAACTCGGGATAAAATGTCTTGAGAATTATCGGAAGACCTACAACGAGAAGTATCGTGTGTATGGGGACAAGCCCTTTCATGATTGGTCGTCTCACGGTGCGGATGCCTTTCGGATGCTGGCCATAACTGAGTCTGACTTCCGGCCTGATGCAGGGATTGATGACGTTCAGTATGAGCAGATGCGGGCTCGTTGGGGGATGCGAGTCTAGATAGCCTGGATTGTAAGGTGTCTACTAGGCTAAAAAGATAATCAACTTCTTCTTTAAGGTCTTGGTTATTCATAGTCACATAATCTCCTGTCAGGTCCGTTCACTTCTAAATAGGCGTTTTTAGTTGAGAAAAGTCTTGATACCAATCTAGGGTGATGTTCCTTTCTCATATCCTCTTTAGTAAGATTTGAAGTAATTAATGTTGGTTTATTATTCGATCCTCTTAGATTAATAAACTCTAAAAGGATTTCGGCTTTCCAGTCTGATAATTTACAAGACCCTAGATCGTCTAAAATAAAATAATCACATTCGCAAATCCTAGAAAGCTCCCACAAAGGGTCAGTTCCGTTGCTCATACAGGTCATAAGATGGGAAAAAAATGTTTGATCTGTAAATACCCTAACATTTTTTTTAGTTTCCCTTAGCAAGTTGTACCACGATGCAGCAAAGTAGGTCTTCCCATTTCCAACGTTTCCGCAAAAATACATGATGTTGAAAGGGTTAATCATCCAGTTTAACATTTTTTCTGCGATACTGTTTTCTTGTTTGATCTTAGCCATATGTGCATCTTTGTAATGTTCGCCAAAACAAAATCCACCAATCGTATTCATAAATAGCCCTTCTCACGTTTTTTTCTTTCGTTTTCCATGTATTTTTCGTAAGCTTCCATTCCTATTTCTACTAGCTTAACAGGAGGACCACAAGGGGGAATCTTACTATAATCTGGTCGAGGGGTTTCTGTCTTGTTCTTTTTTCGGTTAGGTTTAAGTCCTTCTTTCTTAATAGTTTCGCAGATCTTAATTAAGTACCCAAGGACGTTGTTTACCTTACGAGAGTCTAGCTCACGGAAACGCCTTATAGCTTCTTGAATTTCTTCGGTCGAGTATTTAGGATGGTTAAGAAAAAACTGGAAGACCTCAGATTGGGTCACCCTTAACTCCTGTCCGTTAGTCTTGGTTACTACAATATCGCTAGAATCTGCTGCTCCTTGAGAAGAAGAAAAAAGAGGTTTATTTAAATCATCACCGCCGGAGGCATCATCAATTGTTTCGACTTTCCCTGGGTCTTTCGTTGAAGAAGAAGGTTTGGATGATGATGATATTATTAATCCTTGTTCTTTCTTGTTTTTTTGTTCTTTCTTATTGTCCGCATTTTCTTGTACCCGAGCCTCTTCTTCCTCAAAAGTGGGAAGTAGAAAACATTTTTTGAATTTAGGTGTTTCGCTTACGTAATATTGTATTTTTTTCACACGATTCCCTTCCCTGATTGTCTCCCTTTTCATATACCCAGACTCAATAGCTTCGTTTACAATATTATAAACTTTTTGCTTGGCCATGTGAGGTTTAAGGTGATTGATAATTTGTGCGACGCTAATGACCCAATTACCGGAATTTGAAAGAAGATAGATTAAAAGCCAGCGACAATCCGGAGAAATAGATCCATCCCGAATTAAGCCATTATGAATCATGGTATAAGGATTTTGTTGATCGTGCGGACATCTTTGAATTGTTGATCCGGCGTTATCAGAAGAGGCTAAAATTGCGGACATGTGAAACTCCTTAAATTTTATGCTTGCGCAAATTCAAGGAATGCCATAGAATAAGGATAGAATTTGGATTTTCTATGGTATCCCTGTTTAGACGCAGTGATGTTACTTTTAAGGCCCAGTCTTTGCCGGACTTGGGCCTTTGTTTTTTTCTCACACATTACTCTTCCTAAAAAAACTTGTCAAGCTATCCTTTTACTTCTTTTCCATCTATCTCCTAAATAAAAAAAACACTTTACTTCTAGGTATAGATTTAAAGACGTTTTTTGGGGGTAAATGGCTACAGACTACGACATTGTTTCAGACTTTACTCAGGACTACAACCGCGCATGGATGATCCTTAACCCTCTTTTTGCTCAACAATACACGGATGTCAGTTACTATCTTGGCAATCAATGGAGTCCGGAACAGCTGAAATTCCTTAATGATGAACGAAGAAACGCCTTAACATTCAACAAGTCCAGAAAAACGATCAACATGGTCTCGGGGTACATGAGTGCTAACGAGATGCAAAGCGTCGTGATACCAAGAGAAAATTCCAATCCTCAGACCGCCGAACAACTCACAGAGCTACTCCGGACACAAATGGCCCCAAAAGGGTACCGTGTCATGCAAAAAGCTCGGCACAACAGCCTGGTATCGGGAGTCTCTTGGGTATCTCCTTGGATTGACTATCGCCAGGATTACGTTAATGGCCGAATAGAATTTCACCTTGACAACTGGAATGACGTAATCTGGGATCCATTTGCAACGCGTTTAGACATGGAAGACTGCACCTTTATGGCCAGACGAAAGTACATGAGCAAGGACGCAATTAAGTCCATGGTTCCTGGATGCGAAAGACAAATCGACGCTATGGGATACGGAAACAGAGACGAAAAATTCAGTTACGAGCCTTATGCACGCCAATGGGGTCTACAAGAGCTGTTAGCCTATAACGAGTACTGGAAACAGCGATATAAGAAAGGCCAAGTACTTGTTGACAAGGTCACAGGAGAACAAAGGCCTTGGAAGGGAGATGCCCGAAGATTGTCATTACTCCAGAGAATGTTCCCGAACTTGGCTGTGATTGAAGGCTACAACAAGATCGTGGACTTTAATGTGATTGTCGAAAATCAGTTGCTTTATTCCGGTGAAGATCCTTGGGGAATCGGGGAATATCCAATGGTTCCTTTCTTTTCCGTTTACGATCCTTCATACGACTTAGCTCAATGGAAGTGGCAAGGTCTTCAAAGACTTCTAAACTCAAGCCAAGAAGAATATAACCAACGTAAATCCAAGCTCCTAGATATAATGGACTCCCAGCTTTCAACAGGATGGAAGGCCAAGTCAGGCGCAGTCTCAAATCCTAAGTCCTTATTCCAGACAGGCCAAGGTAAGGTAATTTTCCTTAACCCGAATGCCGACATGGGGGACATAGAAAAGATCAACCCACCAAATATTCCGGAGAGCTTGTTTGCACTCCAGGAATCCTTCGATGCCGATATTAAGGACTTTGTAGACCTAGGCTCCTTAGGTTCCGATCAGACCGATAGAATGTCCGCTATGTTGTTTAAGATGAAGCAGAGCATGGCCGTGATGCAGCTTGGTCCGATCATGGATAACTTTAGAGAGGCCCAGTACCTACTAAGTAAGAAAGTCCTTAAAATGATCCAGAAATTCACTCCAGAGAAGGTCGAAAGACTGATCAAACAACGCCCTACGCCGGAGTTCTATAACGGGACTTTCCTGGAGTACGATATTGACATTATTGAAGCCGTAATGACCGACAATCAGAAACAACAAGCCTTTATGCAGGCCTGGAGTATGAAGGCCGGAGGGGTCGCAGTTCCGGACGACATGCTCTGGTCTTTAAGTCCTTACCCGATCGACAAGAAATTCCTGGAACGCATGGAGCAGCAACAGAAGCAGGCCATGGAGGAGAAACGCCAGGAGATGGAGGACAAGAAGCAGGTCAACGAACTACTGGAAGCGAAGGCCTTTGGGGATATTGCTCTTGGTCAGGAGCGGCTTAGCAGGATTAAGTATGATGCCGCGTTGTCCGAAGAAAGGTTGGCCGCAGCGCAAGAAGAAAGGGCTAGAAGTGTACTGGATATTGTCCGAGCAGGCAAGGAATTCCAGGAGATGGAGCTTAAACAACGGGGAATGGATATCGATCATGGCCAGAAGATCTTAGACATCATTCGAGGTGTTGAAGAGGAACAAAGGCTTAAAACGGCTGATACGGTCGTGCCACAGCCAGCAGTTAAGGAATAAAAAAGGATTAACTATGTACGGACTTAACCAATACGAAATGGACGAATTACAGCCTAGTATGTGCCAGCAATTGGACGTGGTAGGAATGCAGCCTCACTCACGGGAATACTTAGAATACGAGGTCAATTGCATGCGGTCTGAAAGAAAGTTCGAGATGATTGCAGGGCAGATGATCGACTATACAAGAGGAATCCAATTTTCAGGGAGACCTTAATGAAGATTGAAATAGACCTTTTAGAGGCAGACCTTAAAGACAGACAAGTGGCTATAGAAATGAGGGCGGTTGTAGAGGAAAAAATCTCTCAACTTAGTGCCTTTGCCCAAAACAACCTTCCTAACCAGTTGAATAACCTCCGATCAGCCTTAGAACAGGTCGAAAATGCTTGGTTGAAATGGCAGAAAGAAAGAGTTTTGAACAAGTTTAGTGAAGCCTTAAACGTGGATCGAGACCGACTAGGGGATAAAGCTTGGTCGGACAATTATTACTAAGGATTAAAATGGATACAGATCTATTTCAAGGCTTAAGCGGTCAGCACCAGAAGATAATCGGTGGTCCTGTTCACTCCTTAAAACAAGGGTCGGTTGGTCCGGTATTGAGCGATTTACAATTTGCGTTGGCCAATGAGCGAAAGCAACACCAGGAGGCTTATGGGTATCAACATGGGAACGAACAATGACCAAGAATGCACCGATGAGCACCTTGAAAGACCAACCGGGTCAGACGAATCCTTACAACCAAACCTTTCATCCTTTGCCGGGACAATGGGCCAAAGAACAACTGAATGGGGACTACAAACAGCGCTCCTATACAACGAATGGCGAAGAAAGGCCAAAGAACGAATTGCAGAGGGTCTTGGCTGCGGAAAGGTCACAACATGAGTACTGGGAGCAGTGGCAGGGTGTAACGCCAGGAAAGCCTGTTTATGAGAATCCTAGGGCATTTAACGAAACTATGCAACCTAGAGCTAAATACGGAACAGAAGGACCTGGTTATGGATAAAAAGAAAAAGACCTCAGCATTGGAGAAAGCCCGGAGTGCTCTTAAAAAGGCCGACGGAGCACAAACGCCAGCAAGTATTAAACAAAAGCTAAAACCAAAGGGGAAATAGCATGAACAAAATGGGTGGATTCGAGTCCTTAGAACAGGACAATGAACGTCAGCCGATGGTTAGTCATCAATCAGAAATGACACCAAAGACTGTAGCCGACACATGGAACGGAGTCTTCGAAATGAAGTCTGACGCTATGGATGAGGCGTATGGAATGGCCAGCAAGAACGGGGTCTCTGGTGACTCAACTAAGGCTCATTCTCAGTTCAGAAACTACAACTGGGCTTAAGTATGGAAACGACTTTAGTAGGCCAAAAAAGGCACTCCGGAATGCAGGAGATGGGAGAGACAAGGGAACCTATGGCGTTGGATTGCTGGACTGCCGCTAATGACTTGGCTAACAAATATTCTAAAGAACTGAAGAGGGACTTTTGGATTTTGTATGCAGCTAAGCCTCATGTAGTCCATAAGCATGCGATTGTTGCAGGTTGGAACGTTATTACCCAGAAGCCTCCAACTGCGATGGTTGGGATATTGGTCTTTCACTGGAGTCACGAGAACAAACAATTAACGGTTGATACAGAGCTTTCTTTACCTCCTGACGTTCCATTGAGCGAAGCGGAGTTATCGAAGAAGGTTGTTGATTTCACACCGAGTTTAGCTGATGCGGCCAAGAGATCCAAGTCGATCATACTGGCTTAAAAAAGGGCGTAAAAGGTCTATCGCCGGGACCAAAAGGAATTGAATGGAAGATTATGACATGAGACCAGGGGGTGAGTTATTCCCTGAGACTAGCAATGCACAATATAACTCATACTTAGACGTAATGCAGGATCAAGTCGTCGAAGATCCACTAAATACGGGCTTTAAACCTACTCCAGATGAAGCCGATCTAGGAAAAATTTCAGACAAAGAACTCAATTTCAAGGCCTTACGTGATGAGGTCAGTAAGATGAAAGAGGAAAGGGAATATTGGAAAGGCCAAGCAGAAGCCTATTCCAAAGCTCCAGCAGCTCCTCAAGAGTCTAAACAAGATGCTTACTCAGCCTTAGATTGGGACGATTCCAACGATGTCCGAAAGGCTTTTGAAACGGTTCGGCAGGAAAACGTCAAGCTCCGGGAAGAGTTCAAAGACGCCCTCGCTGCCGTCCAGACAAAGGCTAACCGTCAGGATTGGAATCAAATGGTTACTCAACACGTACCGACTCTTACTAATCAAAACCCGATATTTGCCGAAATGATCCAGAATGTTTCTAATCCATACGAAGCAGCATACCTTTTAGCGGAATTAAACGCACGGGCAAGTCAATCTGTCGCGCAACAACCTCCCCCAGCATACAACAACGGGAACGCACAGAGAGTACTCCAAAACGCAAGCAAACCGCAATCCCTAGCGTCGGTCGGAGGAAAAGGCCAATTGAGCCAATCCGATTACTACGCGTCTATGTCTGATGAAGACTTTATGAAACTAGCCGGGAGAAATTTGGCCAATGTCTAACCTAAAAGGTTTACATGGCTTTAACAACTACAGCACAAGTCCCTCCAGAAGTACGGACTTACTTTGACAGACTTCTACTTACTTTAGCGCGTCCTTACTACATCTATGACATGTTCGCCCAGAAGAGGACTATTCCTTTGAACTCGGGTGACCAGATGATCTTTCGTCGCTACTCAACGCTTTCGGCTGCTACTGTGCCTATTCAAGATGGTACGACTCCCCCAGGAGATGCTTTGAGCGTTACTGACTTCTCTACCCAGATCAAATGGTACGGTAACTTTGTCGTTCTTACAGACCAAGTTCAGTTCACAGTACAGGATAGAGTACTTAATGAGTCAACAAGAGTGCTCTCATTGCAGCTAGGATTGACTATTGACACACTAATCCGTAATATGATGGTCGCAACGGCCTCTAGCATATCCTGCAGCCACGGTGACAATGGCGGAACCCCTACAGAGGTAACTACAGCGGACATTAAGACTGCGGTTAGAGCTCTTCGTCTTGGCAATGCACGCTTGATGACTAAGCCAATTCCAGGAGAAAACCGCTTCGCAACTAGTCCTGTACGTAGTTCTTACTGGGGCTTTATGGCTGTTGAACTCCAAACAGACCTTGAGGCCTGTGCGGACTTTCTTTCAGTGGCCAACTATCCTAATCCTATGGATGCCTTAGAAGCTGAATGGGGTTCAACGAACAACGTAAGATGGCTTTTGTCAACTAACGGATATTCAACAAGTGCAGCAACTCCAGTATGGAACAGTATCATCCTTGGTCAAGAGGCCTACGGTGTGGTTAAGCTTGGTTCGAAAGAGGCTGAGTTCATTGTTAAGCCTTTGGGAAGTTCAGGAACAAGCGATCCATTGAATCAACGCGGTTCGGTCGGTTACAAGTATCCGTTCGCTACACGTCTGTTGAATGACAACTGGATCACTAGACTTCTATCAACACAAGGAGCGTAACATGCAATATAGAAAAGGTACATTTACCACTACTTCAACTGCAACAGCAAGGAATATTAACTTAGGTTTTAAGCCTAGCAAGTTCCAGTTAACAAACTACACTGGATACGGAACTAACGCCAAAATGGAGGCTAAGTACTTTGTTGGGATGGCTGATGCTAGTGCTCTAATTCAAACGCGTGCAGCTACTGGGGCGATTCCTTCAATCATTACTGCTGACGGGTTCACTCCTTACAGTACTGGGGCTCTTTACGATACAACTACTTCAACAATTACGGCTATTACAAAGGCTCTCCCAGGAGTTGTAACTGTTTCGGCGGTTAATAGTCTAGTGGAAGGCGCAACTGTAACGATCTCTAATGTTGGTGGAATGACTCAACTGAACACTAACCGTTATATTGTTACGAACTTAGTTACTACTGGTCCTATTACGTTTCAACTTTATGACACGTTCGGGAATGCGGTTGATACGACTAACTTTGGTACTTACACATCAGGTGGTCAAATCAACGTTATCTCCAATACAGAGACTCCTCCTGGATTAGTTGATGACGAAGGCGTTGCTGGAATTACACTTGGTAGCGCGTTGTTTAATGCTGCTGCTGAAGTCTGGTACTGGGAAGCGTTCTTAGAAACTCCAACAGGATACTAAACCTAATTAAGGGAAGGGTCTGACTCTTCCCTTTTTCTAACAAAGGATAAAAATGGCTTTTACTAAAAAACCTAAAAAAATCGATGTAGGGACCTTACAAGAGAATCATCTTACAGGACCAGCAAATGAGTCCATACAAGAAATCGCTAAAGAACTTAAAGAAGACCAGATCGTCATCGCCAAAGAAACTCCAAGACTTGAAAAGGTCATCTTCCGGAATCAACGTGATCCAGGACATCCTCTAGAGTTCCACTATGCAAGCAAAACACATCCATTTAAGTCTTACAAGCTCATAGACGGACAGGAATATATGTTGCCTATTGAGGTCATACGAAACCTTGAGGGATGCCGAGAGAACATCGAAAAATACCGTAAAGGTGCTAGTGGTCTTCCAGAGGCTTACGTTGCAGGTTATAAAACTCACTTTGTTTGCGAGAGGGCTGCTTAATGGCTTTAACTACTGGTTGGAATTTAAGACAGATAATCGATGAAATTAGGATGATCACGGGAAGGCCTGACACTAACATGCTTTCGGATGAGTCCATAGTCAACACAATCAACCAGTACTACCAATATGTGTTGCCTAAGGAGCTTAAAATCTTCTGGGGATACACGTATGATACTTTCTATACCCAAGCCGGAATAGACCATTATAAGGCCGACAACAACTATGCTACTGTTAATCCTACTATTACGGCTGACGGTTGGCCTATTGACTGGTACATTGATCCAGATACGTTCTATCAAGACTTCCCTAACCAAGAAACTACTAAGGCTGCTGTAGCTTCTGGGGATGGCGTGATTAATTCCTTCTCCTTTAGCTGCGGTGATTTTCCGATAACCCAAGCTAGTTTATACGTAACAGATGGAACTCAGGTCGCAAGGTCTACACCAGGCGGAAGGTTCTTTGATTCCGTAACAGGGACTTTGTTGGTCGGAACGGTCGATTTCACAACTGCAACGGTCACAAATCTCCAGTTCCTTACACCGCCTGCTGCTAACATGTCCATTGTAGCGACTTACCAGAACTATCAGGCCAATAGACCTCAAGCAATCCTTTTTTATCCTACATCAAGACAAAGGACTGCGACACAACCAGCTATTGATGCTACGAACTTCTTTATAGTCCGACCAGTTCCTGACCAGGTCTACATGATCAAGGTCCAGGCTCTCCAGGTTCCAGCAGCTCTTGGTTGGTCTTCAGGCGGAAACTCCATTGTATACACCGATGTTCCTTTTAGGGTCGACTTAGGTCCTTTAATAGCCTTAGCGACTTCCTTAACAATTTTTAGGAACGCCAACCAAACAGACCAATATAACCAGACTTTACCGGAATACGAACGATATAAGCACGTAGCTATTTCGGACACAGAAGAGCTTTATTTATACCAAAGATCAATTCCAACCTTTTGAGGTTTAATGACTTATACTTACACTCAGAATACACCTAATGCCAATGACACGGTTGCAAAGACCCAGCCGATCATTAAGAACAACTTTAACTACATAAGCACTTGGGGATTGTTCGACCATCGTTTCTCGGCCTCAACTACGGACGTCTTAACCGGAGCTCACAACAAGATTACTTTTCCGGCTAATATAGCTGCTCCAGGGATAGGAACGGCTGTGTCTGTACTATACCCAAGCAACGGCACTGGAACGGCAGGAATAGCCCTTCAAAACGCTTCTGGATCATTCGACATAACTGGACGTAATCCTTCAGTCCCAGCAGCCCCGGGAGAGATCGAAACTTGCTTACCAGGTAAGGTTCTTTTGAAAACAGGATTAGCAACGAACAACCTTTCAGGAACAAACACGGTCACGGTTACTTTTTCTACTCCGTTTCCTACAGATTGCAGGACAGTCAATGTTACGCCAAGAAAAGCCGATGGAAACTTCGTAACAGCAGCCTTTAGTTTTGCCGTTACAAATATTACTTCTTCCGGGTTTGTATTTTCCTATGTGAATTCTGGGGCAAATTATCAAGGCTTCTATTGGACTGCAATTGGTACTGCTATATGAATGATTACAAACCATATCTCATCGCTAACTTCCGCACTGGATTTAACGAGGCCGTAGAGCCTTGGTTAATCCCTAGGGACGCCTTTCAGGTCTTAAACAACGCACACCTTTACCGGGGAGTTGTTGAAAAGATCGGAGGTTATTCCCTTTATTCCAGGATGAGCTATAGGTCTGTAGTACAAATGACCGGAGTAGTGGACGGTGCAAACCAGGTCTTTACGACTACACTAGGCACAATTCCTTCAACAGACACAGAGACCATCAAAGCCACAGTCAACGCCGTAACAGGTCAGGTCGAGACGCTTACTAATAACGGAAATGGGGAGTACGTAAGCAGCATATCAGGTCTAGTAGTAGGAACCATTAACTACGAAGCGGATGTTCCTGTACTCGGCCAACCAGCAGGCTATATCACGGTCACATTCAGCCTTCCTCCAGTAAACATGACTCCAGCAGCGATCCAATACAACGCTGTGATCCTGGAATACGACTCCTTTGTAGGGTCAGTTCAGCCTATAATGGGAATAAAGCCTTATCAAGGGGCCAACAACACCCAGGAAATCCTTATCTTCGACACAAGAAGGACTGGAAAGATCGTTGACCTTGGTTCGGCTATTTCTACACTCCAAGAAATGAACTACGGCATACAAGAAATCCCTCACGAAGTCCAGCTTAACCTTGACGTGGCTCAGACCGGATTCGACGGAACTATGGGGCCTTTTATTAAAACACTACCTGGAGCTCCTTACGAACGCAATTTGGTTATGTTTAAGATCTTTGATAACCTAGGAGTCCTTCAAGCTACAATAATCGATAACGGAGCTGGAGTCCTTGTTAACCAATCTCCGTCAGACATTTTACAACTTAACACAGCCTCTACAAACTACATAAACTACTATACTGGTGCATGGAGAATGACCTTTCTAGCTGTCGTTCCTGCTATTTATACCATGAACTTCTATGGAGCTGTATACGGGAATTATTGGACTGGAGATAAATCAAACTTCTTTAGTGTAGCAAATTACCAGTCTTACGCCTTTATGACCAACGCCTTAGATGATCCTAGATACTATGATGGAAGTTCTATTAAATACCTAGATACAAGGGTTGATATTAGTACTACACAAGTTGCTCCGTTTTATTTAAGTAAGGTCCTTCATTTTGTAGTCTATAATAACCGATTAATAATGCTCTCAATGTACGTAGATAATATCCCTCAGTTATCAATGGCTCGTTGGTCCAAGATATTCGAACCTCTCAACTGGACCGAAGCGGAGTTCTTATCTGCTCCAACCTCCGATCCGATCTGCACCTTTTTCCTTATTTCGACCAATCTAGTAGTCCGCTTTTCAGCCTCCGAACGAAACCTTACTTACACCGCAGACGCCTTCAGTCCTTTCAGATGGGACCCTACTAACTTGATGTGGCGCTGCGACTCTAACTACGGAGCAATTAACTACGACAAGTGGGGGTCTTCTGTAGGTCTAGCGGCCATTGTTGGGTCAGACGGCGTTAACGTAACTCGGGTCGATGAAATCATTCCGGATATAACGAACAACGCCAGGATAGACGAACAACAGCCTTTTCCAGCGATAGACCAGGCTTCTGTAGGTCAGTGCTATGGAGAAAGGTTTGATAGCTACAAAGAAGGTTGGCTTTGCTACAAACAGTACTCAACAGAAGACGGCATAGACGGGGTTAAGGCTAGCGATACAGTCCTAGCATTCAACTATTTAGACAGTACTTATGCGGTTTATGAGTTTCCTTTTAGCGTTCTAGGGACTGGAAAATCGGTCAATAACAACGTCTGGGAAAATACCTTTACTAAGTGGAATAACGCGAACTTTACCTGGTCTTCCTACAACCAAACAAAGAACTCCTTAGCAGAACTTGGCGGGGATCAGTTTGGTAAGGTCTACGAGATTGGGGAAGGAAATTCCATCACAAGTCCAGTAGATGGGTCTGAGATTCCTTGTCTTATGAACGTCGTAACAAAGGACTTTAATCCTTACTTAGAACAGGGGGAACAGGCCAGGTTCGGGTATATAGACCTTTTAATGAGCTCCAACAACGACACAGCAGTCCGGATACAGTTTTACGTTAACAACCAGATAGACCCTGACTACGACACCTACTACCAGGAAACAAAGATTCAGTTAATAGGAATAGCCGACTCGAAGGTTTGGAAAAGGATTTATGTAGGCTCAATCGGTAAGGTCCACACGATAAGGATTTACCAGAACGCAGAGGACTTTGTTGATGACATTTCTAACCAGCCAGTACGTATCCATGCTATGTGTCCTTACTTCAAACCAGCAGGGAGGGTCTTTACATGAAGCTCCAACCTAACTTCTCTTGGCAGAACTACGAAGGCGAGGATCAGAACCAGAAGAACCAATTTCAGTTCCAGCTCCAACGCCAGCATACTTTGGTCTCTAACGCGATAAACACGACCATAGACGACCTTAGCTACTGGACTAGAGAACGGCAGACAGGCTTTACCTGGATCGATTTAAGGCCTATCTACACCATTTCCATTGCTACTGGATCATTACCAGCAGTAGGGTCTATTACGGTCGCTACGGGCATTTCTGGGGCCTTCACGGTCATTTCTATTGAGTCCTGTGTTAGTGATGGAGCTTTAGCGGCTAGCAACACCTTACCTTTGCCTTACTTGGATGTGACCGTAGCAGCGAACAATATCGGGATAGTTAGGAATGGTACAGACATAGTCATAACCACTGGAGGCACGGACTACTCGGCCTATAGCGGATATATAACACTCAATTACGTTAAGGGGTAAACATGGTCGCACCAGTAATCATAGGAGCAGGAATCGCAGCAGCTGGATCAGTTCTTAGCTCCTTAATAAACAAAAGTAACAAACCAAAATTAGGAAAGAATCAACAACTGGCTACGCAAACTCCGGAGCAAAAGGAGATAGACAGCCTTATCAGGGACTACATTAAGACCGGAGAAGGACCATTAAAGGACTATTTTCCAAAGTTCAATAAGGACGAATTCCAGCAAGGCGTAGCTAATCCGGCATTAAGGAAATACTCGGAAGACATCCTACCGCAGATACTGGAAAAGTACAACGCAGGCAACCAGGCTTTAGGCTCCGGACAACTTAGAGCCGAGATAAGAGGCCAGACAGACCTTCAATCCAAGCTTGATGAACTTATGTATAACGCTAAGAACCAGGCTGACAGGGACCGGGCAAACGCAGTCCTACAAATGTTAGGGATCCATCAAGGTAAAGGTGCGACAGAGAACCTTTATACTCAACCAGGACAAAAAGCGCCTAGTACGGCAGCAGGGATTTGGTCGGGAATAGCTAATAACTCCGATAAATTTGTTAAAGCCGGAATGGATGCCTATAGCAACTACAACACAAGTCCCCAAATGATTAATCCAGGAACTCCAGGATATAGCCCTTACACAGAACCAGTTAACGGCGCATCACAAGTAGCAATAGGATAAATATGGTAACAGTCATACAAGAAAGAGACCAACAAAACCCATGGGCCTCTATAGCCGAGAAAGGAGTAGACAACCTGATTAAGGGCTACACGGAACGATCGGATGAAATGGCCTTAAAAAGGTCGATAGAAAGCCTTGGAAATGACGCTGACCCTAGGGATGTATTAAAGGCTATAATGGGGACTAATACGTATGGAAGGGAAGCTAAGGACTCAGCGATTAAGAACTATGTAGGCGTTGAGAATTTTAATTTAGCTCAGAAGAAGGCTGCTAATGAAGAAAAGCGGATGGAACGTCAGGAAAGGGTTCAGGATGCTCAAACTAAGATCGTTCAGGCTAGAGAGAACCGAGCAGCTAGGGAGCTCGAATTAAAAGAAGAAGCTATTAAGGATAAAAAGATCGAGAAAGAAGCAGATAAGGCAGCGGTAAAGGATATTGTTGGACAGTTAGGTCTATCAGAAGAAGAACAAAATGCCTTACAAGATATAAGTAAATCTGACGCAATTAAACTGCTAGCTAAGAAGTTCGAAGGAGAAGGTCAGTTTGATAAGGATGTAGCTAAGTTAAACGCACAGAAATATCTAGATCTTACAGCAGACGTTAAAAAGTCCGAATCAACGATAGAAGCTTTAGATTGGCTGGACAAAAAGATCGACAGCCTGGGCGTTTCCGGATGGATTTCAGGTTCATTAGGACTTTCTAAGGATGCAGCAGAGGCCGAGAGTGTTGGTTTTACGACTATTGAGCCTATATTTAAGCTTTTGAACCCCGGTGGTGGAATATTGGCTGCTTATAAGGTTAAAGAGGCTCAAAATAAGTTCGCTGTTAAGGCTTCGGATTCCCCTTGGCTTAAAAAGGCTAAAGTAACAGCCTTGAAAAGATTTGCCGAACAAGGCCTAGAAAGGTCTAAAGACCAGTTAGAACTTATTAAGAAATATAAGGGTAAACCACCCCCTGACGTTATGGAAAAGTTCAATAAGGAAACAGATACTTTAGGAGACGCTGCGCTTGACTATGACCTAACCTCCGAACCTGTAGATATTGGAATCGATCCTTCAGAATACAAAGGAAAAACCATTACAGGACCGGGAGGTCGTTACTACAGTGATGGATCAACATGGGTGAGAAAATGACG